ATCACAACTTAATTTTGTAAAATTACTAAACGGAATGATTACATCATCTGAATTATAATCTTTAATTTGGTAATACGATAATGTAGGTAAGAATTTACTTATACCATATTGTGCCGTAGATGTGAATGATTTTAACGGATATAAATCCCTACCTATCACTCTCAACTTTGGAGTTGTATTTACTTTGTATTCTTTTCTAAAGTTTCTAATACCAACTTTGATTTCTTCTGATGTCAGTTCAGTTAGAGAACCAGTTGTAAATATAACATCATCCCATCCTATTCTTAATTTAGGTTGATGTATTGTATGAGTTTCTTTACTAAATAATTTTAAGATACCATAGTCCGTAGAATCGCCTTCGCTTTCAAATGGAAGTTTAAGTACTAACCCATCATTTGGTATAGAACCACTAATCCAATCTTCAACAATATCCTTAACATCCATATTAACATCGGATGTCATATATTGGAAGTTTTGAGTACCATAAACTGAATCGTAGAATGTACCACCTAATCCAGCGTATGAACCAGTTGATGCTTCTGAGAACTCAGCAGTTTGTAGCCAACGTTGAGTTGTATCACCTTCCCTATTGTTCCAAGTTACACCAGCAGTTGATACATTATCAAATCTAGTACCATTACCCATTTCCCAACTTTGTGAGATTGGATATGCTTCTAATGTGAATTCTAATGGTAGTTCCTCTGAATCAGTTTCTCTCAATATAAGAGTTGCCTCATCCAACGTTACATCACCACTAACAATACTACCAGATACCCCAGTTAAATCAAATTTAAGGAGTGCTCTTGATACATCTTTGATGTTACCATAATATACCTTACTAACTTCTAATACCTCATCTAAACCAGTGTTTTGGTCAGGTTGTTGTAAGTAAACCGATGCATCTTTTGATGCTGTTAAAAAGTAATACATTTATTTAGCTCTTCCTTTTATATCCACATCTGGAAATTTAATTTCAAATACTGACGGGTCTAAAGATGGATATAAAATCTTATCTTTAATTGCAGCTTCTATGTTATATGAATTAGGTGCGTAGTTTCCATGACACTTATTCACTATCTCTAATTTTGGAACTGAACTCACACCATCAACGTTTGCCAATAGTAATTCTAATTCCGAAATGTTTATAGTATTATTGAATGTCCAATTATTAATATCAAAATAATCTTTCATATCACTAATACACTCAGTAATAACTTCACTCTTATTATAGTTGTTTAAAGTTATTACTTCAAAGTTAATCCCAATATTGATAATATACCCATCGGAAATATTAACACCATCAGTTAGAACTTTATATTCGTTTAAATATGTTTTTAGGTTTTCCTTAACCGCTTGATTTAAGTTTGTTAACTTACCATTTCCATCATATCCTAATAAATAAAGATTGATTGCAAACGGATTATTCTTTTCATTATCATTTGAGGTTTTACCGATTAAGAATTTCTGAAGTTCTTGTTGAACTGATTTTCTATCAGGCTCTTGCCTATCCGGCTTATCAACAAATCCCATTACTATATCAGTAAACTCATTAAGAGCTTTAGGGGAACTTAAAATAGAAGATGGTGAGTTATTATCTAAAGTACCATCTGCCGTAGCGAAAGCCTTTGCAATTGAACCAAATTTAGTTGGCATTGATAATACTCTAACCTGATAATCCTTAGCGGTTACTGCTCTATTTTGTGCTCCAAAGTTTGCTAATGCGTTTTCTCTTATTTCATCAACAGTATCACCACCCTTTCCACCAGTGGCAGGAACTTCGTTATCAACTGCTACTGAATTCTTAGTTGCGTTATATAATCCAACGGCGTTGTTACTCAACAATTGAACATCCTCTTCAAAGTCAATTGATGATATCTTTGTAAGTGACCCCTTAGATACATTAGAACTAATACCACCACCAACTAAATACTTAACAGTCATAGTTGTATTTGATGGGGATGTTCCATATGTTTTTGTTTTTAAAAAGTTAGTTGGGTCAAATGATTCATTTAACTTACTAATTGAATTAGGTAATCCTAATCCAACATTTTTTAAGTTTGGAATCAGTTGTTCATCGTTTGCAGTTGGGTCACCCGCTCCAAATTGAATAGTAGTTGTACTATCACCATTTACCTTCTTAACAAATCTACGAGGAGTTTTTGTTGTTTTTAAAATATAAGGTACAGTTGTTTTAAATTGATATAAATCAGGATCGTTTATTTCAGTATTTGGATAATCTTCAAATACCATCTCTTGTCCTAAATAAGGAACTTCATACCATTTGTTTCCATTTGAATCTCTTACATCGTAAATATCAATTACATTTGTATCACTTAACTCAATAGTTTGAAATGATTCATATGAACCAAATTCAACTTCTTTGGTTTCTATCCGAGCTGATATTGCTTGTACGTATTTCTTAACTAAATAGAATGTGGCTTCTCCACTTATACTATCAGTTTCATATATAGTTATTTCTCTATCAGTATCATCTGTAAAATCAACTACATCTCTCGTTATAAACGATACATTGTTTTTATCAACAACTTGCATTCCTTCTTTAATAGTAAGTAAATAAGTTTTATCAAACGTATTACTACCACCTGTTCCAGTCGATGGAACCAACTGATAAACACTAAGTGTTGTTACCGATGGAGATGTTACTTTTGGCTTATATCCTAAGTATTGTGAAAGTGCTATTACATTTTCAATATCCTCAGCATGAACCATTAACGATTCCTTTAAGGTATCATCAACATAATATGAAAGTGAATCACCAATGTAAGATGCCATTTCTATGAACATCATACCTGGCGATGATTCGTTAAAATCAGAATACGTTTTTGGGAAATAAGTTTTAGCAAACTCAATTAAGTTTCCTCTGTATTGAGCAAAATCTTTATTAAGGTATTTTATATCCTTACCTCTATTCTTAAAGTTTTTATTTGTTTTTGTTAATGCCATATTCTTATCCCTGTGTGGTGAATGTTACTTCGTTTAAATCAGCGTTATCACCAATTCTAAATTTAACTGAAACGTTTATTCTATTGTTGTCCCTTAATGTATCGGATGCATCAATATCAATCTCTTCAGCGGTTACATATGGTAACCATTGTTCCAAGCTTTCATTTATAGTATCTTCAATCCTACCTTCAAAATCATCAACATTTGGTTCAAACAATAATGCTTGTAACCCACTCCCAAATTCAGGTTGTAATATTCGTTCACCCTTCTTTGTTAATAGGAGATTCTTAATATTAGATTTTACTTGTTCCGATGTTTGGAATGTTTGTTCGAATGCCGTATTGGTTATTTGAATAGGCAAAGATATACCAATCGCATAATCGTTAAATGATTGCGTATCCTTTACTATCTTTGAACCTAATTCAACTGCCATAATTTATATTACATTCCAGGTCTCCAAGAACCTTTTGATTTATCCATTGCTTTTATTAGTTCCGAATTATCTCTATTCAAAACTCTATCCAATCCAGCTAATCCAGTTGAAACACCCAATCCTTGCTTTTTACCAGCAGGTTGCATATCACCATACCCCATTTTATCAGCTATACTTTGTGCCCCTAACGTATGAGTACTTTGTGTTCCATATTCTAATGTACTATCCGATACTTCAGTTGGTGCACCAGCATAAGCAGGCATTTTATCTAAAACACTCTTTGAAGTATTCTCACTTAAACTAAGTGGTTGTGTTTGGTTTAGTATTTGATTCAATACTGGATTCTTACTTAACACTCTTTGTGGTTCAGTAGGTTGTATTGATTCATTTACAGGCTCATCCATAAATGTAGGTTGTGTTGGTACTACTTGTTTCTTTGGTTTCAAAGCTTCTCTAAGTTGTTTATTTTCTTTTAACAACTTTGCCATTTCAGCTTTTACTCCAGCCTTTACCAACTTAGGTAGAACTGCTTTTATCTCACCTTCTACAATAAATTGAATTGCTTTTATTAATTTATCTGTATTCATTTTACTTTAGTTTGTATTACTCTCCTTATAAATATTTGATTTAAGTATTTTCGTTTTTTAATCGCAACAACATCCATCATCTTCAAGTTGTTGTTGAAAACTAGCTATATAAGCCCTTACATCAAACGAGTCAACACTCATATCAGGTAATGTTACATTTATCACATTTTGCAATGAAGTATTTCCACCCAATGTATCACTCACTCCATCATTAGACCCATCATCTTGTCCATCATTAGACCCATCATTAGAATCGACATCCCCACCATTTTCATTTGTTGGTGGTGTAATAATATCAGCTTCAGGTATTTCAATTACAGGTGGCTCAGTATTATCATCAGATGGATAGTTAATATTTGGTATTGGTATTGTTGGTGGTACTATGTATCCAGTCCAAGGTATAATACCCGGAGCAGGTATTGGGGTTGGTGCAGATGGATACAATGATGTGGTTTGTATAATTCCCCCTATTGAAAACAAATGTATTAAAGCGGCTATTATAAACATATCAACCAGTATCTCCTGCTTTGATACTGGTTTGATTGGTGGGTACATTGGCCATGTTCCCACATTAGTTACTATATTTGAGTTTACTATTAGATTTTGTATTGAGCCTGGTGCTGGTATTAGTGGTATTGGGAATGGTTTCATTGATGCACCTGCCCAATATGCCTTTACACCACTACCAAATTCATTTACTAATGAGAATTTATCCGATGGGGATGACATTCCTTTTAGTAATGCAACAAAAAATAGAGTTTCCATTATTTGCTTATTACCAACTTGTATAGATTCAAAGTTTATGAAATCAATTCCACGTTTTACGGCAGCATCATATTCTTCAGCCCAAACTTTAGCTACTGTTTTAACTGTGTTGGAATTAATTACACCAGTCTTTCTTATTACATTTAGTTTGAATAGACCCCAAGACATTTATGATGTTTTATTTAAGTTACTCAACATAGTTTTGAGTGATGACTTTACTTTTGTGAAAGATGCAACGTTAAGTGGAGGTGCTGATAATCCAGCTGGTGTTATATGAGTCATTACTTCAATAGCAGATATTAATTCAGTCATTAAATTAACTAAAGTTTCACCCCTAACTAATGATTCTAAATTAGCATCACCAATATTAACTTTACCATTACCAGTATTTAAATTAATATTCCTATCATTTGTTTTATAATTAGTATCACCATCCAATGTAACATCAATACCTTTAGTAGAATCAATTGAAAACAAACCATCAGTTATAAAACCTACATCTTTTTTTGCTGAGAATATCATTTCAGCTGCTTTTGCCGAAAGTATTATTCTATCAGAATTTAATACTATTTGATTTCCTTTGAGCTCAGAAGGGTAAGTTGAAAATGATTGATGTGAATTATCCGTTGGTAATGTATATGGTAATAAATACTCACCACTTCCTAAGAATATAATGTTACCATCTTTATTTATATCTTCAATCGTTGTTGTTGATGTATCCTTTTGCCTTGATTCAGCATTTTCACCATTTCGTATTGTTATGGTTGGGTTTAATTCTGATTCTGGGTTATTATATCCACTAAATCGTATTGATTGACCAAATCTACTTTCTATATAAGAATCACCCTCATATAACTTTAACTTATGTACAAACTCATCAAATTCAAAGTAATCACCATATCCATCTGTTTCATTACTACCATCTGCATTACTCCTAGCTATACCAGTTGCACCTACACTTTGGTAAGTTGAACTACTTTTAGTTTTTGCTTTACTATCGGTACCAAACGTTGATTTTATAGCAGTTTCATCTGAATTAATATTTGGTGTAAGTTCAGTACCACTACGTTCATAAAAGAAGTTACCAACTGCACCAGTTGTTATAGTAACCATCTCATTCTTCAATGGTAATGTTTTAAAATTTAAGTTTTTAGGATATGCTGTTTGGAGTTTACCAGTATTAGCAGATGTATCATTTGTTAATCTAAATCTAATAGCTCCAACTAATCTTGTTGTTTGCTCATCAACTTCTACTTCTGGAATAAATGGATTTTCATCATCTAAGATTACCTCATATACAATACCAGACATCTTAGCGTTCTTTGTTGCACGCTTATTATTCTGATTAGATTGGATATTCTGCTGCCTTGCGTTACCTAATCCCATATTATTTTTCTAATTTTTGCTTTACTTCTTCAATTTCATTTTGCATATCATCCAAACGTTCTACTTCTGCCGCTACATCATCTATTTGTGAAAGTAGTTGTTCTCTCTCAGCATCCGATAAGTATCCGGCTTCACCATCACTCTTAGTACCAGCAATCATAATACGTTGTGCGATTGTTGCAAGTTTAAGTAATGATTCATCGTTACGAACTGATGTATCTATTAAATCTTTAATAAGTGGTCCGATGTATCTCATATCGTTAGGAGTTTTTACTAACTTACGTAGTTCAGCAATTACCTCAGAGATATTTCTCTTCTTATTAATTTGGTTGTTATAGATATCCTCAAAAAGTCCACTTAAACTTTTACCAGGAAATATTTCGAAATCATTTGACATAGCATATTGATATTGTGTTCAATATATAAATATCATTAAATGAAAAACCCCCACCGAAGTGAGGGTTTGTAATATAAGTAGTAATTAATATTTAGTATGTAAAGAATTCATCTTCATCTGGGTTATCGGATACTTCACCATGATCTAAATATTCATTTAACATTCGTTTTTGGTGAGTTTTCATAACATTAACAACCTTAGTTATGTAATGAGTTTTACAATCAGTCATTTCTCTGATTAAAAGATATAAATGCTTTTTATTAAAGTTTTCTATAAATTGACTTCGTCTAAACAATTCCAATATAGCATCTGCGATTTGGATATCTCTCTTTTTAGAAAACACTTTTGTTAAATTCTTATCCCAATACTTTAACATAAGTTCTTTGAACTCATTATACTCTGTACCAACTTCATTTTGATAGAAGTTATCTTCTGGATTCCACGATTCAGGCATTTGGGAAAGTAGTGCGGTTTTCTTATAACGTTTATAGTTTCCGTTGTTTTGTAAAATTAAATGATTCTTTGCAACAATTGAAAAGTATGAAAATGCTCTACCCTTATCCGGCTTAAACATATGTATTTTTTGTATTAATACTGATACTACTTCATTTTGAATATCAATTTTAGGTACATCAAAGTATGAGAACTTAAATGTATTCATAATATTCTCAGCTAACTTTTC